TACGTCGAACCTGAAATACAAGGCGTATGAGCGCTATTCGACCGGGTGGACCGACTTCCGCGCGGTCTACGGCACGCAGGGCGCGTAATCGGTTGGGGCGGGTTGGAAGTGCCCGCCCCTTCCTTTCCCTGACGCTGGCAACAGCGTTCAATTGAACGTCAGGAGAAATCACCATGGCTGCACCAACTCGTTTTCCCAGCGGCGTCACCAACGCCGCGCCCGGCACCAACACCGGCATGTACGGGGTTCCAGACCCATCCGCATGGCACACCTATTTCAACGATTTCGACACCTTCGCGGCGGCAGAATGGACGATCACGACCACCGAAGCGGGTTCGGGAAGCGCGACCGAGGCGCTGACAGACGCTGATGGCGGCGTTCTGCTCATCACGAACGACAATGCCGACAACGATAACGACCTGTTCCAGAAGGTGGGCGAAAGCTTCCTGATGGCGGCGGGGAAGCCTGCGCTGTTCAAGGCACGCTTCAAGATCAGCGACGCCACGCAGTCCGACTTCCTGATGGGCTTGCAGATCACCGACACGACGCCGTTCGATGCGTCGGACGGCATCTATTTCCAGAAGGATGACGGCTCGACCACTGTGTCGGCCATCTGTCGCAAGAACGCCTCGACCGGCTCGACCAGCCTAACGGCGGGGACGATCGCGGACGACACCTATATCGTGCTGGGCTGGTACTATGACGGCAAATCGTCGGTGCATGTGTTCGTCAACGACGCGCAGGTCGGCACGCTGGACGGTTCCAGCGCCTATCTGCCCGATACCGAACTGACGATCAGTTTCGGCATCCAGAATGGCGAGGCGGCGGCCAAGACCATGAGCGTTGATTACATTCTAGCCGCCAAGGCCCGCTAACAGGAGCAACAGACATGACGACCGCGAAAAAGGACGCCAAGAAGCTGACCGACGCTGAAAAGCTGGCGGCGTTGATCGAACTGGCAAAGGCCAATGGCTGGACCATCCCCAAGGAACTGGAGGACTGACCATGGCGGGCCGCGCATATAAGGACATATCCGGCGCGCATGACGCCGTGGCGGTGACGCCAAGCGACAGCACCGTCATCCCCGGCACGCGCGGCTTGTATGTGGGCGTTTCCGGCGACATTTCGGTACGCATGGTCAGCGGCAACACGGCGCTGCTCAAATCGGTAGCGGTGGGAATCCTCCCGGTTCAGGTGGACAAGATCAATTCTACCAGCACCACCGCGACTGATATTCTCGCGCTTTACTGATGGCAAAATACGGCTCTCCCGGCGCAAACGCAATTTGCGATGCCAGTGGTTTCAAGGTGAAGCTGTCGGCGCTGGTGCGCCAGTGGGACGGCGCGCTCGTGGATAGGCGTTTTGTCGATAGGCGGAATCAGCAAGATTTTGTGCGCGGCGTTCCCGACAAGCAGGCGCTCCCCTATTCGCGCCCGGAGACGCCTGACAATTTTCTTGTAGGGACCGTTCGTCCAGAGGATTTGTAAATGACTGTCAGCGCTGTAACGACCGCCAGCTTTTCCCTGAATGAGCTGATCCGTGAGGCGTTCGACGTGATCGGCGTCGGCTCCGAAGGTGAGGCTGTCTCGGCGGACATGTATCGCCGGGCGAAATCGTCCGCCTCGTTGATGACGCTATCCTTCAATGCCATGGATGACTTGTGGCGGCGCACTCTGCGGACCGTGACGCCGGTATCCGGGCAGGCAGCCTATACGCTGGAGCCAAAGCCCATGCGCGTCCTGTCGGCTCGCAGGAAACAACTAACGGGCGGATATGAGACGCCGATGACGGAATGGTCGCGGCAGGAATATCTGGACATGCCCAACAAGACCAGCAGTCCCTCCACGCCGGTCAATTTCTACTATGACCCACAGCGCGATACCGGCGTGCTGTATCTCTGGCCGGTGCCATCATCGACCGTCGCCAGCCAGATCAGCGTCATTATCGATGAATTGCGGCCCATGTTCCTGATGGACGCCAGCAATGACACGCTCGACATGCCGGCCGAGTGGCAGGAAACATGGGTCATGAATCTCGCCAAGCGGTTGAAGCTGAAATACCCGGTCAACGACCCCGGCCTTGACGCCAAGGTCGATGAACTGGCGGACACGCTGTTTGCCCGCTTGAAGGCATGGGACAATGAGCCTGCCTCGATCTTCCTCCAGCCTGATAATTGGGGCGCGCCGTGGCGCTAAGCCAAATCAAGCCCGCCCTTCAATATAGCGAGGGCCGTTCAAAGCCATGGTCCGGTGCCAAGCTGGTCAACGCATTTGCTGAAAAGGCAGATGGCGACAAGCGGGCTGACTTTGCCGTCATGGCGGTGCCTGGGCTGGTGGTGTTCGCAAGCCTTCCCGAAGGCCCGGTGCGCGGCACCCATGTCATGGGCGGCATGGCTTATGCTGTCTCTGGCACGGGACTGTATCTGATCCTGTCGGATGGCAGCTACCAGTATCTTGGTTTCGTGCCCGGTGCTGGCAAGGTGCGCATGGCCGACAACGGGAGCCAGCTTGGCATCGCCGCGAATGGCGTTGCCTATGTCTGGACAGGCAGCGCACTCGTCACGCCTGCCGATTTGCCCGCTGTTACCGACATCGCCTATATTGATGGCTATTTCCTCTGGTCTCTCAGGGACAGCGCGCAGCTCGCCTATTCCGCGATCAACAATGGAACGGTCTATGACGGCCTGGACATCATATCGGCGGAGGGTTCGCCAGACGGTATTGTCGGCATCATAGCCAATCATCGCGAACTGCTGATATTCGGCGGGAACAGCATCGAGATATTCTATAACAGTGGCGGGGCGGACAACGCATTCGAGCGGCAGGGCAATGCGTTCATCGAGCGCGGGGCATTCGACCGCGATAGCATTTGCAAGGTGGACAATAGCGTCCATTTTATGGGTGACGACCGGATCATCTACAGGCTGGACGGCTATTCCCCGGTCAGGATCAGCACGCACGCGATCGAATATCATATGGGCGATGCGACGTTCGCGCGCGCGTTCAGCTACACGCAGGAGGGGCATAAATTCTATTGCCTGACCATCGATAGCGGCACGTTCTGTTATGATATGGCGACAGGAGCATGGCACGAGCGCCGGTCATGGAGCCGCACCAGCTATCGCGCGGGGTCATCCATGACCGTCTATGGCAAGACGTTGTTGGGCGACAATGCCAGCGGCAAAATCTATTATCCCGATCTGGACGTAAACACGGAGGATGGCGCGATCATCAAGGTGGAGATCGACCTTCCCACGCTGGAAGCGTCCCGCCAGCGCGTCACGATGTACCAGTTCGAAGCCTATTTCGAGACCGGCGTGGGCCTGAATGATGGGCAAGGCTCTGACCCGCAAATCATGCTGCGCTACAGCGATGATGGCGGGCGCACATGGTCCAACGAGATATGGCGTTCGCTGGGCAGGATCGGTGAATACCGCACACGCGCCATATGGCGGTCACTTGGCCAGTTCCGGCAGCGACAGATGCACCTTGAGATAACGGACCCTGTGCGTAAATTCGCGATCGGCTATTTCGCGGACGTGCGCTGATGGCGTTCGCGCTCAACCCCCCGTCAACGCCGATCGTCAACAGCAAGGGCATGGTAGACCCGGCATGGTATCGGTTCTTTGCCTCGATCCAGCGCCTTGTCGGCGGCGATCTTTTGCAGCAGATACAGGATGCGCCCTATATCACGTCCGGGGCCTCTGACGTTCTTGGCAATGAACGCCTGCTTGAACCGGGAGACGGCATCAAGGTTGAGTTTGCCCCCGGCGCGGCAACTGTGGCGCTGGACGAGGTTGATCTTGCGCCCGGTCCGCACGGCTCGGCCAGTCAGACGATCCGCGTAACCTTCGATCAATATGGCCGGGCCAGCGCGGTCGAGGAGTTCGACCTGGATACCGACAACATCACGGAAGGGGCGTCTAATCTCTTCTTCACGGAGGCGCGGGCGCGGGCGTCCCTGAGTGCTGGCGATGGTGTCGATTATGACGACACGACCGGCATAATATCGGCGTTGTCGGCGGGTGCTGCCCCTGTTTTCTCCCCCTATACAGCGCCGGTTATCAGCGATCCGCCAACGCAGACAGAGGTGCAGGACATCGCCAACGCGGCAGAAGCCATCTCGACGGCCCTCTCTGATCTTATTGCGCTGCTGCAAGCCAATGGCAATTTGACGTAGGGCTTTCCCTGCGCGGGCCGTCATGCTATTAAGGCGCGGGGCGCATATGCGCTGATGGCATGATCGGGCCATCGTCCATCTCAGACAACGATCTTCGGCTTCAACCGGGTTGTCTGAGACTTCATGCACGGCTTCGCACATCAATCAAACGGGACAGGTGTAAGGCTCGGCACAGACGCCGACGTGCCTTTTGTCAGTTCCATCATCGGCGCGGATGCTGCTGATATAATGTCGCGCGTCATTACGCTGCTGACACCTAATGGCGGCTTCTTTCTGGAGCCTATCACTTCATCGATTCTGGAAGCGCACATGTTCTTTCGCCCTACCGGCAGGGGGAAGGAGGCGATGCGCGGCGCGCGCGAGGGTTTGCGTTACTG